ATCAATTGTAGTGTGTAGACGCCACCCACAAGCTCTTCTTTAACGTCTGGAGTTCCAAAAGACTTAACAACTCTTATTTAACGTTTAGAGTTTGAAAACGGTGGTTAACTCGAAAGTTTATTCTTCAGGCGACCGAAAGCTGAAGATTCATTCTTCCGCCTCCGTTTCTCCTCAGGCGTTTCCAGTATAACTGTAGCGCTAGGGAGTTTAGGACGCTCTTGCACCAAAGGCGCAGGAACATCTCTATTGCCTAAAGTACCACGAAGCGAACCCCCCTGTATGGAACCCCCAGAAAGTGAGCCTCTGCCCAAAGATTGAGCGTCATCGGCGCGACGGTCAGAAGCATGAGCCTCTTTCCATCTATACACTTCCTCCCAATCGCCCCTTGAAGCATCAAACTTCTCGGTTGGTAGTCTAGCATTATGAGCTATTTCTCTGCGATCGGAAATAACCCCCGGTTTATCCCTTTCGAGATCAATACGACCGGCCGGCATATTCTGCCGATCAGCGTCCGGGAGATAGGGCTGCTTCCCATAAGGATCTTCATCACGTGGGCGAAGTTCGTCAACTGAGTGGCGAGATGGCAATCGCGGATCAAGAGTTCCCCCCGACCCGTCTTTGTAGAGTCCATGTTGAACCCCCTCACCCCACTCCTCAAAGTCTTGAGCCTCACCCTCAGAAGCATCACCCGCTTCAGAAACAGTAGGTGTCCCAGGGTTAGAACGCATACTGATAGGGATATTATCCCCCTCAGTGACCTCTTCAGGTTCATTAGTTTGTTTTACTTCGTCTTCACGAATGACCTTTTCAGGTTCATTAGTTTGTTTATCGTCAACTTCTTGACTCAACGGGTACTGACCTTTCGGTTTTCCCGGAAGAGTAAACGATATCCCACGAATCGGTTTACCCCCGAAGCTATTTAAGCTTCTCTTTAAGCGTCTTCTCTCACTAGGTGCTTCATCTAACCGCATCAGGAATTTGCCTAGGTCTAAGCGAAACCATTCATAGGCTGCATAATCCACCAGGAACAAATTGCTCGAGGGGAAGTAAACGACCGGCATACCGACAGAAATGTCGCCATCCTTGAAAGCAGTTATTGTGCACCGAGCATAATGCTCTCTACTAACAGACTGAGTTACTGCGAATCTGCGATTATTTAAAACCACATCCGCACAACCAGGATAATGAAAAGTCCCGTGCTCAAAGTCCGTAATAGTAGTTTCGTGATGCCCGTCAACTGTTAGAAATGAAGAAAACTGGTTTGATGCGATTAGACCATGAAATTGGAATTCGTCATCATACACCATATTGGAGCCTTCCAGCTCCAAATAGGCGACCCAGGAGCCTTTTGGAATCGGGACGATACATCTAAACTCGAATTTCAGGCTACCTTTTTGAACGAGTTCAGACTTTACCTTTACTTTCTGCCAAGTGTTATCTCGCCAGAGTTCAAGCTCTTGATCTGGTAACTGCTCAGGCCAGGAAACGGCACTTTGAGCGTTCTTCCAGTGCATTTTCATCACGATACGTCCTTCATATTCCAGAACCTTCAGATCTACAGGAGCAGGTGTGGGGTTGACGCCGTCCACCTATTTGGGGGATTGCACTGCCACTCTAAATGTGATCCTAAAAGAACCAGCAGCTGTAGCAGATCCATTCCCAGCATAGTGTAGAAAGAATTGATTTTCGGCTGAATCATGCCAATCTACCCCATTAATCTTCTGGGCAGCGAAGCTTCGCGATCCGTTCTTAG